ACCGGGATCACGCGCCTGATGAGATCAAGGCAGCGATGACGATGGTTCATGCGTTCCCGTTCGACAACCGACACCCAGAGTGGGCAGTCAATCCGTACAACGCGTTTGTCCCGAGAGATCCGAGGCAAGCCGAGATCGGGTGGCGCGTGACTGAAGAGATGTATATCTTGGTGCTCTCACGGGATTTTCTGGAAAGCATCTACATCAGGGGGTGACATGGCAGCAACACCAGAGTCCAAAGTCAAAGAGAAGGTGAAGAATATTCTCAAGAGGTATGGCGCGTACTACGCGATGCCTGTGGCGTCCGGGTACGGACACGCGGGGATTCCAGACATTCTTGCTTGCTACAAGGGACAGTTCCTCGGGATCGAATGCAAGGCCAACGGAGGCAAACCCACGGCACTACAACTGTCCAATCTAAAACAGATACATGACGCAGGGGGTGTATCAATGATCATTGATGAGACGAGCATTCCGCATTTAGTCGCAGTTCTTGATTTCCTCAAAGGAGATAAGCGTGAACACTAAACTTTTGAAGATGGCCCGGCGCTTGTGGGACGTTGACCATGCGCCGACTGAACTCAACCGCCGCAATCAGCGTGAGTGGGCGCGATCCGTCCATCGTCTGGGGGACAAATGGCTACTCGCAACGTACGTGCAAAAGAAACCAAACCTGCACTGAAAGAGAAGTTGCCCGAGGTCTGGCCCTTTCCAACGTACAAGGGTCAGCCGTACAAGGCTCCACGGAAGAAACGATTTAAGGTGTCTGACGTACCGGACGCACTGTTTTAGGAGACTGAAATGAATCGATACGAAGACGATGGACTCGACGAACTGGGCTGGCTTGTGGCCATGCTCACGGCGTTGGGCTTCCTGTTCTTTTCCCTGGTGTACTTCCTGCACTGGGCAGGGTGGCTGACATGAGGTGGCTCGGTGACTTGTTCGCCCTGGCCTGGGCGGTATCCGTTGTGCTTGTGGTCTTCCTTGGGCCGTTTGTAGCACTGGCGGTGTTGGTCAGTTATTTGTGGGGGATGGTATGAGCGAGATCAAGGACGGTGGGGCAGCGTTTCCGCTGATGCGTTCAATCAACGGCAGCGACGGTATGACCCTGCGCGATTACTTCGCAGCACAAGCATTGGCCGGGATTTGCGCCAATCAAGACAACCGCGTGTATGGAAACTCAATGGAGTTTGCTAGAGCGGCCTACAGGCTTGCTGACGCCATGCTCAAGGCAAGGGGGCAGGAATGACCCGCGACGACATCATTGACATGGCAAACAAGGCGCACGCCTACATCGACCGTCACTTCCTGGTCGCTGCTAGCACGGGCATCGCTTCGTTTGAACACTTTGCTCGACTGGTGGCAGAACGAGAGCGCGAGGCGGTGCTCGACACGATTGAAGAACTCATGGGCATGGAGCGTGAGCGTCACCCCATGTTTTCCGAAGGCTACGACCACGCTCTGCTGCATCTCAAAGAGTTTGTTAGCGCAAGGGGGAAGAAATGACCCGCGATGACATCATCCGACTGGCAGTCGAGGCAAAACTTGTTTGTAATTGGGACGGCGGCTGTGCTTCCGCTTGGGTGGAAGGGCACGACCTGACACCATACCTTGAACGCTTCGCCGCCCTTGTTGCCGCTGCCGAGTGTGAGCGCAACGACGCCTACATCAAGTCATTGCATGAATCAGTGTCATGGCAAGCGGAACGGGTTATCGCGTGCCTCAAGGCGTTGGATAAGGCGGTGCTGGCCGAGCGTGAGGCGTGTGCGAAGGTGTGTGAAGAAGAGGGACTGCACATAACTGCATCCATCATCAGAGCAAGGGGGCAGGAATGAAGCTACATGAGTTGACGGATTTGGTGCACAAGGTTTGGGGTGACCGCCCAGGAGATGAAACCCCTTTCTTTGCTGACCTTGAACGCTTCGCCGCCCTTGTCGCCGAGCGCGACACCGCCCTGCTGCGGCAGGCGTTGGACTGTCTTGAGAACCATGTGATGCAGCGAACGTATGCTGGTGGCGTGGTTATCTGCAACACCGCAATCGCCCTGCGCGAAAGACTAGGAGAGAAGACATGAGCGAGATTAATGACCGCATCAATTACTCGGAAGAGATGCGTTTGGATTCAGACAACACACTGCGCGTCACGGACTTTGTCACGCCGCCAACGGAAGTCCTGCGCTTGTCTTGTGAAGGCATCACGGCCAACCCCGACATTCCCGTAGATGAAGCGGCCAAGGCGGTGCTTGATGCTCTCGACGCCAACATCAAGGTGATGGTGCAGAAAGCGGTTGAGGCCGAGCGTGAGGCGTGTGCGAAGGTGTGTGATGACTGGCCGAATGGCCGGGACGATGTGTATTCAATCGGCGTCGCCATCCGAGCAAGGGGGCAGGAATGAGCGGCGACCACAACGCAAACCAGAAGGGGGCCAAGGTACTGGCGCAGATAGATGCGGAACCAAAACCAAAGATGCCCGTATCTGAACGCTCCATCCGCACCACCATCGGCATGATGAGAACCCTCGCAAGCAACATCCCCATCAGCCCGTTCCACCTACACGCCGCAGACCAGATGGAGCGCATGCTGGACGAACTACTTCGACTGAGGAAAAAGACATGACGGAAAAGAAACTGAAACTTGAGATCGCACCTGGAGCCTTCGACAACTTTGAAGGCACACAGGAAGAACTGGACGAGATGATGGCCGCGATTAAACAGATGATGGAGGACGGCACTCTGTTTGAGAACTCGACAGAGGTCCCACCCGAGGAGGCCGAACTCATCTGGCAAAGGCTTGGCAACATAAAGGATCGGCAATGAAGCACATCACCCTTCTCATGCGCTGCCATGCACTCTTGCGTAGAGTCGATACCGTCACGCCCGAAGGCCGTCTCACCCTCGACGGGGATCGGCTTGCCAAAGAGATCACCGACTACATCAACCAGATCGGCAGTCACCACCACGACTGTTGGGCGCACGGGCCAGAGCACTATGTGTGCGCCTATGAACGTATTAGACAACTAGAAGAACAACTCCGTGCAACAACCAACCCTGAAAGGAACTGAAATGATCAAGAAGATCCCAGAAAACGATGATGGTGTACGTGTGTTCGCCGATGGGCGCAACATCTCTGTTGGCAAAGGGCGCATCCTGTGGGGCACTGCCACACAGACGAGCCGTAACATGGTCTATGAAGAAGGATGGGTTCTACCCGGAGGCCAACGTACGCGTGACTATGATGTTGCGTTAGCCTACGCCCGTTGGATCGACACTCAGAGCAGAGGAAAGTAAGCGGTGTATGAAGTGCGCTACATGCGGTATCAGGGCGCGAGTGTTCGACACAAGGACGCAAGCAGATGGGTCTAAGAAGCGAAAGGCCCGATGCCCGGACGGGCACATCACTGTGTTCGTCGGCGGCTCAACAGACAATCTCACTATTGATCATTGGGAGAGAAAGGAAGAAGACTATGGCATAGGCAGAGTCAATCAACCCGTGAAAAAACTTAACGAAAAAGTATTGACAAGCAGTCCGCAACGGAGCAGGATTGCGTCCCCTTTTGACCAACTTTACTCATTCAGTAAGGAAACAGATCATGACTAAAACCCGGAAAGCCCGTGAGTACATCATCGCCAACCCGAGCGCAACACCCGCAGAGGTCGCAGAGAAGTTCAAGATGCCCAAGCAGTACGTCTATGTTCTGCGCTCGCAGATGAAGAAGAAAGGTACGTTGCCTGGTGCGTCGGACACGCAAGTTAAGGCCGAGACCCCGGTGGTCGAGGCTGCGCCCAAGGCCAAGGCCAAGGTCAAGCGTTCGGTGGGCCGTCCGCGCAAGTTCAAGGCAACCGTGACCGTGCCTCCCGAGATCGTTGCTCTCACGACCAAGACCATCTCCATCGCTGATCCGGTCAACCATCCCCCGCACTACAAGACGGGCGGTATCGAGACCATCGACTTCATCGAGGCCAAGGGACTGGGCTATCACTTGGGTAATGTTGTCAAGTACATCAGCCGTGCCGGGATCAAAGGAACCAACCAAGGTCTGGAGGATCTCCGCAAGGCGCGTTGGTATCTGGATCGTGCCATTGAGAAGAACGAGTTCGCCAATCCGACTCGCTGATCCACCAGGGGGAGCCGCAAGGCTTCCCCTTTTTTGTCTTAAAAATTGTTTATTTAGTCATGCTGACAGTTGACTTTGAAACGTACTACGCCGACGACTTCAGTCTGACGCGGCTGACAACTGAAGAATACATACGCGACCCGAGGTTCGAGGTGATCGGTGTCGCAGTCCAGATTGACGATGGCAAGCCCCAGTGGTTCTCGGGAACCCGCGACGAGACGCGCAAATGGTTGTTGCAGTTCAACTGGAAAGAAGACCTCATGCTCGCTCACAACACCCTGTTCGATGGGGCGATCCTTCATTGGCATTTCGGCATCAGTCCGATGGCCTACCTCGACACCCTGTGCATGGCCCGTGCGCTTCACGGCGTGGACGCCGGGGGATCTCTGGCGAAACTCTCTGAGCGTTATCAGATCGGGGAGAAGGGCACGGAGGTGATCAACGCCAAGGGCAAGACACGATGCCAGTTCTCGGCAGAGGACTTGGCTCGCTATGGTGAGTATTGCTGCAACGATGTCACGCTGACCTACGAGTTGTTCAAGATCATGTCCAAGGACTTCCCGATGGACGAGTTGCGACTGATCGACATGACTCTGAGGATGTTCACGCATCCGATGCTGTGCGTGGATGAGGAGGCGCTGCAAGCCCGACTGGACGCGATGATCACTGAGCGCAGCGAGTTGCTTGGCTCACTCAAGGAGCAGATGAAGTGCGAGACCGAGGAGGATGTCCGCGCCAACCTGTCGAGCAACAAGAAGTTCGCCAAAGTGCTTGAGTCTTTTGGGATCACGCCACCCGTGAAGATCAGCCCGACCACGGGCAAGGAGACCTACGCGCTTGCCAAGAAGGACGAGGGGTTCATCGCGCTGACCGAGCATGACGACCCGTTCATTCAGCAACTGTGCGCGGTGCGTCTGGGCACGAAGTCCACGCTTGAAGAAGGCCGCATCAAGCGGTTCATGGAGATCGGACGGCGCAACGGGGGCAACATTCCCATCCCACTGAAGTACTACGGGGCGCACACGGGTCGGTGGTCGGGCACGGACAAGGTGAACTTCCAGAACCTGCCGAGCCGCGACCCCAAGAAGAAGGCGCTGAAGAAGGCGATCATGCCACCCGAGGGCTACACCGTCATCAACTCGGACTCATCTCAGATCGAAGCGCGGGTGCTGGCGTGGCTTGCGGGTCAGGAGGATGTTGTCAAACAGTTCGCCAGTGGCGATGACGTGTACTCCATCTTCGCTTCGTCTGTGTATGGGCGCAGGATCACCAAGGCCGATGCAACCGAGCGTTTCGTGGGCAAGACCTGCATCCTGGGCCTGGGCTATGGCACGGGCGCTCTCAAACTCCAACACACTCTGGCCACCTCCCAACCCGTGAGCGTGAAACTGGAGGAGGATGAGTGCAAGCGGAT